CTAGTGAACTCTTCACTCATAACAAAGTTTTATCTGTACCAATTATAGCAATAAAAAAGGGTTCCGTCAAGGAACCCTTTTGATCCATCTCGAACCATTTTATTTAGATGTAATCTTTTCGAGAGTGATGCTCTGGAACGATTTTGTTCAACTGTACGGTGAGGAGTCCATCAACAAACTCGACGGATCCAACCTTTGTATCGTCGGAGACCGTCCAAACTCTCTTGAAGCTTCGTTGGGCCAATCCTTGATGGACAAATGTTCCATCAACTTCTGTTGCTTCCTTCTCGCCCTCGACATATAGTTTTCCAAACTCTGTATAGACTTTGAGCTCATCCTTCTTGAAACCTGCAAGTGCGATTTCCAATGTTGACTCATGATTATTTAATTGTATTAGATTATATGGTGGATAATTTGATTGTGGGGAATCATTAAAAAACCTGTCTAGGTAATCATCCATCCCTATACCATTTTGTCTAATAACCTTCATTAGTTCTGGAAGGTTAGCAGCATGGTATCTTGCTAGTGCAGTCATTTGTTTTTCCTCCTTTAAAAGCGAGTGTGTAATTTGTACCCCGAAGGCGTACACTACTAATTATAACAGATGACTACTAAAGGGGAGTTCGGTTATCCCAAGCATTATCCCATTCATCTTTAAGGGATTGGTGTTTGTTTCCATCCCAGGCAGCGTTAGATAAAGCAATAGGGATGGGAACATCGAACCTTACATGTTCGGGATAATACTCTGGTGTTGCTCTAAGAAAGCAATTTACAGAATATCTTGTACCAGATTGTATCTCATCAACAGCATGTACCCAGAAATAATCTGCAGGCCATATCATTGCATCACCCCTTTCCAACTTAACTTTATAGTTACCATTCCAAAATGAAAAATCTCCACCAGTGTATTCTTCATTTAAATTTATAGTACAACTTCCATATATGTAAGGAGCATGATCAGTATGTGGATGTATCCAAGCACCAGTATCATATTTCATAATACGATATGTGTGTGGAAAAAGAAGAGATGTTCTTCTCATACAATGAAAAGATTCAAATGTATCCAAATAGTCGTGATAATCACATACCATTGTTTCAACAGACTTATGAATCAAATCAAATGTATCCGTTCCTAAACGTGCCTGTTTTACTTTATATGTCGACCAAGTATCAACACCATTAATAGATTCGGGGCAATGTTCTAAATTTGCTTCATCAGGAATATCATGATACTCCTCAATGATTTCATCACATTGTTCTTTAGACAAAAATCCCCTTTTAATATACAAAAGGTCTTTTAAATTAATCATATTTTAATACCCCAAATCTTATTACAATAATCTCTAATAGATCTATCTGATGAAAAGAATCCAGAACGTGCAATATTTAGTAAAGACATTCTATTCCACGAATCACGATTTGTCCATGCCTGACTAACTTTATCTTGAGCAACAATATAATCATCAAAATCTGCCATTACAAAGAAAGGATCATGATTCTTTAAGTTATATAATAAAGGTGCAAAGGTTTCTCTATTACCACCACTAAAGTGTCCACACTCAATTAGATTTAATGCTTCTCCAAGTTCTGTACTAATATAATGATTTGGATCGTAATGGTTTTTTTGTAGTTCCCCAATCTCCTCTTCATTCTTACCAAACAAGAAGAAATTATCTTCACCAACTAAATCACGAATCTCTACATTAGCACCATCCAAAGTTCCAATAGTTAAAGCACCATTCATCTGGAACTTCATATTACCTGTTCCAGATGCTTCTTTACCAGCAGTAGAAATTTGCTCAGATAAATCAGCAGCAGGATATACTTTCTCACCCAACTTCACACTGTAATTTGGTAGGAAAATTACCTTTAACAAATCTCTAGTATCAGGATCATTATTCACAACCTCTGCAATATTACAGATAAACCTAATAATTAACTTTGCCATATAATAACCTGGTGCAGCTTTACCACCAAAAATTATTGTACGTGGAACAATATTATCAGTCTTTCCATTCTTAATACGAAGATACTGAACAATAACTTCTAGAGCACGTAAATGTTGTCTCTTATATTCATGTATTCTCTTAACATGAACATCAAACATACTAGAAGGATCTACATTTACACCAAGAGTATCTTGAATATAAACTGCCAAATTATGTTTACCAAGTAACTTAGTTTCTCCAATCTTTTCTAATAACTCTACATCATATTGATTCTCTTCTAACTTTTTAAGTGACTCCATATTGGTAATCCAATCTGATCCAACATAATCCTCTAGAAGATCTTTAATCATAGGTGATACCCATCTTCTTGGAGTAACACCATTAGTTACATTAGTAAACTTATGAGGCCATAAATCATAAAACTCAGGCATTAGTTGACTCTTAACTAATTCTGAATGAAGTGCAGCAACACCATTAACATGATGAGAACCAACAGTAGCAAGATGTGCCATACGAATTGACTTATTACCAGACTCATCAATAATAGATAATTTACCTAAAATTTCATCATCACCAGGATACTTAAGTCTTACAGTCTGTAAGAATCTAGAATTAATCTCATATATTATTTCTAAATGTCTTGGTAAAAGATTCTTAAATAATTTAAGATCCCATTTTTCTAGTGCTTCTGGTAATAAAGTATGATTAGTATATGAGATTGCTTTAGTTACTATCTCCCAAGAATCTTCCCATTCAAAGTGATATTCATCAATATACAATCTCATTAACTCTGCAACTGCTATAGCAGGATGAGTATCATTAAGTTGAATCTGATAGTAATCTGGTAACCATTCAACAGGTATTTTTCTATCATACAAACTTCGCAACATATCTTGAAGAGATGCACTAACAAAGAAGAACTGTTGCTTCAATCTTAATTGCTTACCTTGATCTGTTCCATCATTAGGATATAAAACCTTAGAAATAGTCTCAGATGAAACACTTTGTTCTACAGATCCCATATAGTCACCTATATTGAATGCATAGAAATCAAATGTTTCGGTAGCATCTGCTCTCCACAACCTCAATCTATCACAACTATTAACTCTATATCCAAGTTGAAGAACATCATAGGGTACAGCAACCACCTGCTCATCAGGAACCCAACGTACTCTATAGTTACCCCTATCAGAAGTATATCCTTCTACCTTTCCACCAAATCCAATCAATACAGATTCATCTGGTTTACAAAGTTCCCATGGCCATTCTCCATGTAACCAATTATCAGTAACTTCTATCTGCTGATTATCCCTTATCTGCTGCTTAAAAATACCATACTTATATCTTATACCATATCCAGTTGCAGGTACCTTCAAGGTTGCTAGAGACTCCATATAACATGCTGCTAGTCTACCTAAACCACCATTACCAAGTCCAGGTTCCTCTGCTAAATCAAGTACTTGATCTAAGGTTAAATCATAATCTTTTAATGCTTCTTCTGCTTCTTCTTGCAATCCTAAATTGAGAAGATTATTTCCAAGTTGAGGTCCAATTAAAAATTCTGCTGAAAGATATGCAACTTCTTTCTTAGGTTTCTTTGCTGGATTATATTCATTATCTTCAGATGAAAGATAAAATGACATCATCTGATCTCTTACAGCATAACACAATGCCATGTAAATATCATGGGATGATGCTTTATCAGGACTCTTTCCTAAAGTATAGTAAAGACGTTCTTTAATGCCATTATATAGATTATTCATTTAAATCTAATAGTTCCTTTATATAGATGTATTATAAGCATTTATATTAAGAACAGATGCTATTCTAAGATTATCATCGTTACATGTTTGGGGACGCACATCATGTGCTAATAATGCAGGGTGAATTATCATATCATCTTCTATAACTTTAAGTTCCCAACTAGGAAACATCCACGCATTTAAAATATCATTATCATCATATTTTAATCTTGTTTCACTTCTTATCTCCTCAAGATACTTAGCGTAACTCATTGGATTTACGAATCTTGTAGGTGTATGTGATTTAGTATCAAACCGAATATAATGTATTCCTACAAAATCAGCATTAGGGTGAAGATGCTCTTGAATATATTGTGAATTTCCATAGCATGTATAATTTGTTATATCAAAGTCAAAATTAAAAAGACTAGCATTTATACTATTAAAAAATCTTTGAAGAACACCTTTATACAAACCTATAAGAGAGTTATTCCAATTAGGAACTTCATACTCTGCATTATCCCAATCATTATACATATGATGAAGATTACTAGTGTTCGACCACCAAGTATTACGACTACGATTTTTCTGATAATTTCTAGTAATCGTATCAATAATTTCTTTTTTATTATATGATTTGGAATCTATATTTTCTCTCCATATAGGCATTCCAAAGAATTGTTCTTTCATTTATAAGTAGCTCTAGGAGATACAGCAGAGTTATATGACATAGGAACGAATCTAGTTTTTCCTTTAAAGTAAGTATTAAATGCTAAACTTATTCTTTCATTATCAATCATATTTGGAGGGACATAGTGTGGTTGATTACTACTAAAAATAAAAAGACTTCCATCATTAACAGAAACATTATAAGAAGAAGAAGTAGCTTTAGTAGAACTTCCGTCTGGAGGTGCTTCAGGTACAATAGAAAAATTATACTGGTTAAAGAGAGATTCAAATACTAAAGGAGGAGATTCTTTACATGTTTGCACATAAAATACTCCACTTAAAAAACTATTTGCATGATGATGTTTAGCATGATCTTCACCATAAGATTGATGACTAGTCCAAGACTGTGTAATCTCTATTTCATGTTCAGACAAAAGAACTTCTCTATTATAGAGTTGTAATGAATCTAATATAAATTTTTTTAAATCTGCTAATTCTAAAGAATCTAAAACATTATAGTTTTCCGATATCCAACTAGAACCACGTACTTGATTTAACTTAAGTCCCTTACAATATTTTCTAATAGATTTTAAATTTCCATTATATTGAACCTCCAATAAGGGTGGTTCAATAAACATTGGAGTAAATCTATGATTACTCATCAACTTTTTTCTTTTTGCTCCCTATATTATACTTCGTTTCTAATATCCAATCACCCTTATCTCTGTATGCTAATACTTTGATTTGATTTAAAGGTGCAATATCTTGTATCTTAGTAGCATCTACGACACTAACCAATCCCCAATCAGCAAGCAACTGAGCAATACGGTTCCTACGCTGAACGTCGTTAGAAGTAAGGTTAGCATGTTTTCCATCAAGTGCAAATAATTCTTTAAAATGAACAAGGAAATACCTTCCCTGCTTATGTAATATATGACATGATTGATATATCTTCTTTTCTTTTCTTGATGCTACACCAATTCTTGTTAAGGTTTCTCTAACCTTTAAAAAATCATCTGGTTCGTTTAGTGTCACCTCCACCATTTGTTCAGGTGTCCACTTTACTTCAGGCTCTTGAACCACGCTCATTGTCTTCCTCCAGTTTCAAATTTAGATCTTATAAAATTAAGTTGTTCTTTTGTTAGGATTCTTAGAGCCTGTTTTGCCTTTTCGTTACTATAACCATAATAACGTTTCACCAAGTCAAGATCTTTAATCTCATCTTTACGCAACCAAGGAGAGAATCTCTTCTTAGTTCTGAGTGTATTTAGAAAAAAATCATATTGCATCTTCTTAGGTAAAAAATGATACTGATTCATTTCATTAGAAAACATAATCGCATCAAGATGTCCAGAGAAAATACGATTAATAATATATGGAGAATACTCTTTTTCTAATGAAGAATCTTCATCAATTAAATTTTTCTTTGTTTGGTTTATAGAGTTCAACCAATCTTTCAGTTCCATAATTAAGTAAAAGTAATTCCTTTCTTTGTTGCTGCTCACGCATGTATTCACCAACAGATCTCATTGTATATGTAAGATCAAATTCAGTAGCAGTCCAGTGTTTAAAGCGATCCTTGACTAACTGGGAAGAATTGTATGATACCATCATGTGAGCAGTATGTCTATCACAATCTTCTGCAAACTTATCATGATCGAACTTCTTATGCATATCACCCTTCTTACCATAAAGATTATCCTTTATATCATAAGGAGGATCTAAATATATGAATGCATCATTCCAATCAGTTAAAAGATCTTCATAAGATACATTAGTAATTTTCCAGTTCTCAATTATTTGTTGGTATCCTGTAATCTTTTCAATTCCTCTATAGGAGAAATTAGATTCACTGGCTTGGGCTGAAAAAGAACTCGACTCAGTGAGACCAGAAAAGCTACACTTATTAACAATATAAAAATACGCTGCACGTTCTCTACTGGATAATTCTTCATCGTTAATCTTTTCTTTTGCGTTGTTAAAGAGTTCCCTAGCGGTATCTCTATCAGGATATTTATTCTTCAGACTCCATATCATATCTTGGAGATTCTGCCCATCATCCTGTATAGTCTGCCAAAAGTTTACAAGAGGTTCATATAAATCATTAACCCAAATACTTAATTCAGGATACATCTTAGAGATGTAAAGTGCTACACTTCCTCCACCAAGAAATGGTTCACGAAATTCTTTATACTTACTAAAGTCTGGAAAGAACTGTCCCATCTTAGTACAAGCACGGGATTTTCCACCAGGATATCTAAGTGGTGTCTTTAATGATTTCTTGCTCATAATTTAAATGCAATTGAATTGCGTTATCAAATTTAATATAAGTTGGTCCATGTAAGGCACAATACTCATTAAAAGTAATCATCATTTCCTTACGAGTAAGATTACAATGTTTTGCTGCCTGTGGAACATTCCATTTCGCACAGAACAGCATTTCCATTGCTTCTCTAGTTTCAGGTCTCATTAATAAAACCTTTCTCCATTATAATCTCTACCAACTTCTATTTCAATAGTATCAAAGATTCTATTTAAAGAACCAGCAAACATTCTATATCCAGAACCAACATATAGTTGTCCTAATACAACTGATGCTGTTGCAACACCCCAAAAGATGTAATAAAATTTAGATTTAACCTGATTCCTTTGTTTTTGTCTCAATGTTCCCCATTCAGGTATTGGAGCAGCCATAATTAATCCTCATGTTTATGTTCAAGTTTACCAGACATTTCATATGCACCTTTGTTTCCACCGTGTCCATGTGCAATGCCTAGTTCATGCATTTTAGCATGTTCGTCAATAGGGTCTCTTAAATCTTGTTTACCAGAACCCAAAGTAAGATATAAACCATATCCCACTAAACCAAAAAGAACCATACCAAAGAAGAAAATAAATCCTTGATCTGGTGTTAGATTACCATGTGGTATCAAATTAATAAAAATCATTCTTCTTTAATCTCCGTTATTGTTGCTACAATATCAATCTGCAAACTATCCAATATAGTCTGCACTCCTTCATTATCAGCAGCAAAAGACTTTATCTCTACTAGTTCTCCATTTTCATCTGGAGTTTTCCATTTAACTTCGTATTTCATTTGAATTCGCACTCCACCATAATTTCGGTAAGACATGCTAACATATTTATCTCTTGGTCAGCGACGAATGCCATTTGATATTGATACTTAGCAATAACAAGAACAGCAGCAGGTATAGTATTCGGAACCAAGGATTCGTAAAGACTATCATAAATCCTACGGAATAGGACAGAAGTATCGTTGTCCATATTACTGTTGACCCACTTACGTACTTCAGGAAAGTTTTTTGTTTTAAGGTTTTTAATAAGGTCATTGACGGCAACATCTGAAAAGGCAGCTAAAATTCCACTATCTATCTTACCACTAACTGAGTATCTCTGACACTCATTTAATACTCTTCTCCAATCTGGAAAATGTTTATTAACTAATTCTACGAGTACTTTCTTGTCAGCTTCAACCCTCTCTTGCTCCAAGATAAAGTTGAGTCTTTGGAAGAAAGCAGCAGCGATTTGTTGCTTCTCTTTTCCTCTGATAGAAAAGTCAACCACAGCACACCTGGAATGGAGGGGTTCGAGGATTTTATTCTTGTAGTTGCAAGTGAAAATGAATCTACAGTTCCCTGCGAACTCTTCGATAAATGCTCTGAGTAACAGTTGTACGTCATTTCCTGTGTTGTCTGCCTCGTCAATGATGATGACCTTATGCTTCGCCTCCGATGCGAGAGATACAGTTGATGCAAAGTTTTTTGCGTTGTTCCTGACGGTATCAAGAAATCTTCCTTCATCGGATCCGTTGATGACATAAAAGTCTACTCCCAGTTCGTTGCACAATGCCTTTGCAACAGTAGTCTTTCCTACACCAGGAGGACCTGCAAGAAGCATATTAGGTATTTCTCCTTTATTTAGAAATTCCTTAAATGTTTTCTTAATGTTATCTGGTAAGATACAATCTTCAATTGTCTGGGGTCTGTATTTTTCAACCCAAATAAAGTCACTCATAATTCATTTTATGTTTATTAGCAATGTTCATTGCAATCACTGTTCTACGAGAATTTGTAGGAGGAACTTCATGGTACAATAATGATGACCATATAACTAGCATACCAGATTTTGGAGTAATAGTCAACGTATCAAAAACAATGGGTGCACAATCTGGTTCCACATCAACATAATATGTTACAGAAAAATCTGCTGGATAATGTCTATGTCTTACAGTATATTCTGATTTCTCATACATCATTGCCCAAAGATTAAAAACATCAAATTCAACATTTCCATCTCCATAATATTCTTTGGAAATAAAACTACAAGCATTAACAACTTCATCAATCAATGGGTTAAATACATTTGTTATTTTATGTGTATTGTATACACTATGCCATGCTTGTACGTTACTTGTATTAGATTGTGGATATCTTTTCCTATAATCAAGGATAACTTGTTTTAAATATTCATTTAACTTTATATGATCTTTAAGAATAATTGTAAAAATAGGTAATGGTTCAGTTACATGATGTAAACCAAAATCTTGAATACTATATGTCATTCCAATGCCTAACTACCCCTGCAACAATAACACAGTTAGTAATGAGATAAGAAAAGAGAATAATAGAACGTACCAGAACAATGTAGTTGTCGTATCGTCTAGTCTTTTCGTCAGAGAAGCTACCCAACGCATACTTCCAAATCCTCCATGCTCTCTTCATTTCTTTTTAAAGACACCAAGTTTATGCAGTAACCACATTGTAACTAATGTCCAACCTATAACATACCACATCATTCTTCCTTCTTAATATGATAACCTGCTGATCTTCCTAATGAATTACATCCACCTTTCCATTCCTGTTTCTCATAATCAAAATCAGGATGTGGTGGTGATTCATAAACAGGTTCTTTAGATCTATTATGAATTGCTATAAATTTATCAGCAGCATAATGTCCACCTAGACATACCTCAATTTCATCACCATCTTTCCAGTTGGTTTCACCATTCATTTTGGTGTGCTGCATTGCTATTGCAATCTTATCAATAACCTCTTGAGTTAATCTCATAATACAGGATACTCTTCGTTTCTTACAAATTCAGTTTTCTTAGTCTTAAAGTCTTCTGCTAATCTCATGACTTGTTTCTTATCAAGTCCAGCAAGATTAATACAGTTCTCCAAGCAACGATAGATACATTCTCTATCAGAAATGGGTGGGGCAATTTCCCACCCTTGCTCATCATAATACTTCTTACCTTCAGTAACTTGTGCTTCTACATGCCCAAGATCTTGTGTTTTAGA